TTCGCAAGCTTATCTACCGTGACGCTTGCATCGACAATTTTGACAGTAGTAACGCCACTGTCAGCAAGCTTTGCCGTAGTAATTGCGCCATCGGCAATATTGGCAGTGACAATAGAAGAAGAATCGTAATCGCCACTTCCTACTGTGTTTTTTACGGCAAGCGAGCCAAGTCCAAGCGTGGTACGCTGCGCACTCGCATCTGCATCATCAAGAATGGCGCGACCAGCAGCAGTGATTGTGGCAGTAGCGTAAGTGTCAGAAGCAGTGGTATAAATGAACTGGCCAGATGCAGTGGTCAGTCCTGCGATGGAAGCAAGAGCAGGGTCATAAGCCTGCACGTCAGTGCCAATTGCCAAGCCAAGATTGGTGCGTGCTCCAGATGCAGTGGAAGCTCCCGTGCCACCGTCTGCAATGGCAAGATCAGTGATGCCACTAATCACGCCGCCATTGATCGCGGCGTAAGTGATGGTGCCACTACTGAGCACAGCCGTGCCTCCAGTGATTGCCACGCCAGATGCGGGCTGCACAGCCATGGTTTCCAGGCCAAGCGTGGTGCGTTGTGCAGCAGCGTCTGCATCGTCCAACAACGCCCTGCCTGCTGCTGTGAGCGTAATGCTTTCCACGCTGCCACTACCAGCAGACGCACGACCAAGCAGCACGCCGCTTGCCACTTGCTGGATCTTGGCAAAAACAATTGCATTATCTTCAACGGCTGCAGTGGGGATGGAACCACTTGCATAGCTTCCAGAAGGAATTGAACTGGCTGTAATAACAGCGCCAGAAAGCTCTCCAGAAGAAAGACTTAACTTGCCAATAGTGACGGCTCCAGATGCAATTTTTGCAGTGGTAATTCCGCTGTCAACGAGCTGCGCAGTATTAACGCTGCCACTTGCCATTTTGACAAGAGTAATAGCGGAATCGACAATGTTAATCGCAGCAACAGATCCACTCGCAAGTTTGCTTTGAGTGATGCCACTATCGACGATATTGATGGTTGCAACGGCATTCGACGCAAGTTTCGCTTGCGTAACTCCACTATCAAGGATGTTGATAGTCGCCACTGCATTCGCGGCCAACTTGCTCTGGGTAATACCACTATCGACAAGTTGAGAAGTGTTGACACTATTGCTTGCCAGTTTGGCGAGTGTTACAGCAGAGTCGACAATATTAATTGTATCAACGGCATTGCCAGCAAGCTTCGCCTGCGTAACGCCACTGTTCACCAAGTTAATAGTGGCCACTGCGCCAGCAGCGAGCTTGGCTTGAGTGATGCCACTATTGACTACATTGACTGTCGCCACTGAATCAGCAGCGAGCTTGCTTTGCGTGATGCCACTATCGACAATTTTTGCTGCATCTACACTGTTTGTAGCAAGCTTGGAAAGCGTGATGGAGCCATCAATAATGTTCGCCGTATTGACGGCTCCGCTTGCCAATTTAACTTGCGTGATGCCACTGTCAATAATCTGAGAAGTGCCAACGCTATTGTTCGCCATCTTGGCGAAAGTAACAGCACTGTCAACAATGTTGATGGTGTCAACTGATCCGCTAGCAAGTTTTGCTTGCGTAACGCCACTATCAGCAAGATTAATTGTGGCTACTGCGTTAGCAGCAAGCTTTGCTTGCGTAACGCCGCTTGCGACTAAATTAATGGTATTGACACTGTCAGAAGCAAGTTTAGCAAAAGTAACGCCACTGTCAATAAGATTAATTGTTGCTACTGCATTAGCGGCAAGTTTTGACTGTGTAATGCCGCTACTGACAATATTAATAGTATCAACTGCGTTGCTAGCAAGCTTTGCCTGGGTGATGCCACTGTCCACTAATTGAACAGTACCAACTGAGTTGGCTGCCATCTTGGCAAGCGTGACGCCACTGGCTGTTAAATGAACGGTATCAATGGCGCCTGCACTAATATTGACGCCTGTGATTCCGCTGGTTTGAATTTTGGCAGAAGTGACAGCGCCATCAAGAATTTTTGCAGTCTCCACTGCATCGCTAGCTAGCTTCGCCGCCGTAACAGCCAAGTTGTTGATCTTGCCAGTGGTAACACTTAAATCTTCAAGAAGACTGGTGTTGATGGTATTGCCCGTGGCGACTACGCCCAGTTCCAATGTGGAACGAGCGGCGGTAGAATTGGCATCATCAAGAAGCGTGCGAATATAAACAGTGCAATCAATCTCCTCTACATTGCCAGTAGACGCGCTTCGGCCAAGCAGTTTATTGGCGCTTACCTGCTGAATCTTGTCATAAGTGAGAGTATTTGCAGCAATAGATGTGCCAGTAAGTTTTGCTGCGCTGGCCTGGTTAATCTTTGAAATATCAAGAGTCGATGCGTCTGCAATGTTAAAGCCTGCTTGGATCAGGCTCTTGACTTGCACTTTCTTGGTTTGACTGGCACTGACGTCTGCAATGGGCAAAACGTCATTGGAAGCTACGCCTCCCTGAGGAAGTTCAACGAGTTCCGTAATTCTTTGATCGGCCATCTCTCAGAAAGGCAAAGCTAAATACAGTCTAGTCTTAAACGATAATAGCTATTATGCAGCGCCCCTCTTCATTTAATCAATCAGTGAGTTCCTTGAGCAAATAATCAAGGCCTTGCTCAAGATAAATGGCACTATCATCTTCCTTCAGGATGTACTCAGGCGGAATGCCCACACGTAGCTTGAAGTCGCCAGTGGTAACAAAATCAATAGAACATGCCACCAATGCATCCGACGTGACAGTCACTCCTGCCCTGGTGACTACTGCCTCGATCTCGTAATATACTTCCTCTCTAAACGTAGGCGTTTGGTCGACGGAAGAAATTGAAAGCAGAGCCTTAAAGTTAGCACCCACTTCTAAGCGATTAATAACCTGCAGCAAGAACAATGGCGTGTCCTGATTGGACACGCTTTCGTAACTAAACAGGCATTCAATGCTTCCATTGCCACTTAGTAACCCTGCCGAATATTGCTGTTTAAATTTGTCAGAGAGACTTGTTGTCTCCATCGCAGCCCTGTCAGTATTAATCTCAAACGAAGTGACAGAACCTAGTGTGTTATATCTTGTGTCTCTTACGCCAACTGTAATTTCAATGGGCTCGCCGTAAAATTCCGCTAAAGCGTATTCGTTTGCCCTTTCATTGTTAACGGCATCATTAAAATTCTCAAACAGACGAATGCCGCCCACTCTATTTACATTGGCATATGTTCTAATGTTGTTTGCAATGATAAAATCGCTAAGTCTAAATTCATCGTAGCCTTCTGGAGGCAAATCACTGCTGGTGGTAATGTCGTCATCTAACCAGCCAGACAATGCCGCTGTGCTACCAGACGTCCAAACAACTTCGCTATAGCCATCTACAGTTGGCCCTGGAATACTCCAGAACGTGGCTGGCATAAATAGCAATCCCCTATCATCCTCCGTCGAGATTTCAAGGAGATCGCCTGTAATTAAATTATCGTCACTCCCTTCAAAGCTAAAGCGATTTAATGCAGTATTGACATCGTTTGGAGAAACGCTGGCCGTAAAAATATTTTCGCCTCCACGCTGAAGCTTGATAGCGCCTGTGTGGCCAACAAAAAACGTCATTTCGCTTCAGCGCTTATTCTTCCATTGTACGAACAATGCAAATGATAAATTAATCTTCTTATCAAGTGGTGCCAGTGAGAACCACAGAATCCAGAGGACCGTCAATCGTAAAGTTAAACGAAACAGTAGTCAGTTCATCAGTGGAAGAAGTGATACTGGCGCTATTGATATAGGCATCAGCATTGAAAGACTGACTCGTGCCCACTTCAAAAGTGAGATTCACCCGATCACTTTCAGTGACGGCACCAGTCTTGGTGATCCGCTCAAGAAGATTTGTCACGTCAGTAGCATCGCCGTTGTAATAAGACAACGTAGCGCTACCAGTAGCGCTAAATAGCCCAGGAGTGAAGGTATTGGCAGTATCTCCCAATGCTGTAGTGTCCAGCATGTTTACGGAGGTATCAAGAGTCCAGTTACGAACCTTTGACACTTCGCTGCCACCAAGACGCAGCTTGCCAGTGCGACCAGTATAGAAAGGCATTGTCTTAAAGCTTTTTGTTTATGATAGCAACGTTTTTATTCAACCAAGAAGGAATCATCAAAATTCGCTATTTTAGACAATGTGGCGCCTCCAGTCTCGTCGCATTGATGCTCGACTGCGCTAATAGTGATTTCTCCTTCTTCTTCCATTGAAACTCCAGTCACGCGAAAAACACGCTTTGTTGTCAATTGGGTGCCGAGCACAAATAACCATCCTTCATAATCCGCTAGCACGGAAGATTGATTGTTGACAATGGGAACAGAGGATAGTTTTGTTGGCGAGTCTTGACCATTGTAAAGCAATATGGTAAAATTGCCATTTACGGCGTCTTCTGCCAAAGGAATATTAAGACTGCCTTCCTCTTCGACGATTCCACTCCTAATGTCGTCCCATTGGTTCTGGTCTAATTGCACGTAAATGTATGAGCCAGGTGCAACTGGGCTTTCGGTGGGAAATGTTTTAAATTCAATGGCTCTCCGGGAGAATCGTCGCTGCTGACATAAGAGCTTTCCGTATTTAATAGCCTGTTCTCTGCTACTGACAAAAGTAGATAGATCAAAAGTTTGACGAATACTATCGGCTTCAATTGCATCGCCCCGCATAATTTGCACGCTGGTATTCTGGGGAAACACATTATCATTTGCCGTGTCTCTGTAGACAATAGTGGCAATCAAATCTTGCGTGTTATCGCCATAATCGAGAAATTCTTCCTTATAGCTATCCTCTAAAATATTGCCTTGATTAAATAGTGCGGAAATTTGCACTACTCGTGAAATCCTGTAAAGGCTGTCATAAGGCACTGCCGGAATCAGCGTTTCTTTCCCTCCAACGCGGGCAAATTCCAGCAGGCTAAAGGGAGCAATTTGTGACCAAAATTCTCGCCACGATGTTGGATCCGCAATAGCTCCGTCCATGAACAGTTGATTCTCTTCACAGAATCGCTGCGAAATACTAAGCTGCCTTGTATCTATGCCATTAACATTTGCATAAGCAGCAATGCCATTTTGCTCGTCCAATATGGTATCTAAGAATATCTCTGGCGCATAACTTGTTGACTCAGAAATTGGACCATAATTCCCATTTGTATCCAAAAATTTTCTAACTTTCTTTCCCTTATTCACCCATACGCTAAGAGAGCGCAAATCTCTTACGCCTTGTCCGCTGTAAATATTCAGACCAATCATTGCCATGCCATCGTAAATAGATGGAGTGAGCGGTTGCTTTTGTTGCTCCGTAACTGCCACAAGACTAATTTCTGCTCCACTTTCAAAAGAAAAAGAAATCTGCGTATCGCTACGAAGAGAGAATAACCCCCATTCATCGACAAATTTAGGAGTGCGGTTTACTGGCGGACGGCGACGAATTGTATCTAATGGCGAACGCCCTTTATAAACAATGGAAAAACCATTGCCAAAGGTAATTTCTTTTCCGCCAATTGTCCCTCTATATCCAGCAGTGCGCAAGTAAATCATTGGCATATTTGCGCCATTGTTATGAGTGCGCAGTTCTGCGGCTAAGTCAACAATAGGCTCAAACTTAAATTGCCATTTTTCCTTTGATGGAGCAATAAAACGAAGCCCAACATAAGAGTCAAGCTCTTTGCCATTTCTAACGGCAAAAATATATGGAACCAATGTATATCTATCAATAGGATCAGAAGGCTTTTTATACCAAAGCCAGAACATTGAAGTGCGATTGCGAATACCATTATCGCTATCCTTGTGTCCCTGCTGGTCTACTTCAGCATATTTGTTCATGCGTCCTTGGATGCGCTGAAATACTTTTGCTTTAAACGCAAAGTTTACCAGTTCGCATTTTGTTACGCATTCGTAACGAATTTCATCAATCTTTGCAATGCATTTTGTATTAAAGTAATCATTCCATGAGTCTTCGTTTTTTAACTGCGCGTTGATGCTATTTAAATTTGCCACTGCAGCGTTGTAATTCGTAGTCCACGCAGATCGTGCTGCGCTCTCTGCCACAAAATCCCTGTCAACATTGCTGGCCGCCTCTGTCCTGCTTTTAGTAAGCTTGCGTCGCCTGATTTTTAATTGTTTGCGCTCTTCTCGAAGATTAGTATGTTTATTGTTGTCATAAAGACCTTGCTCAATGGCGCGAGTAGAAAGCCTTGCAAAGTTCTCTTTAAGCTGGCCCTTCTTTGCTCGCTTAACTGCAATTTGATCCGACTTGTTATCCCTGGCTGTTTCCAGTTGTCGCTTTTGAGCATTTGTTCTTTGCCCAGGGGGAATGTCTTTTATTGAGTCAATCGTATTCTGGGTTGCCTCTATATTATCATTTGCAGTTTTAATATCGTTCTCCAAGGCGTCGATAGCGTCCCTAAGTCCTTTGAATGTCCCTTCGTTTTCAATTGCACTTATAAGTTCTTGGTTAGTAAGATCACCTTTCAAAATAGCAGTGGCGCTTTCAATGGCATTATCAATCTGCTCTAATTCCGTATCAAAAGCTGCAATCGCATCCGACCCTGGCCCCTTGAAACGCTCTGCAAACGCGGCCCCTTTTTCTGCCTCAAGTGCAGCAATGGTATTTTCGGCTTCTCGTTTTTGTCTTCTCAAATCCTCTTCATTTTGTTGGTAGCGCTGCGTAGAGTAGTCCTCTTCGCATAGCACGCCACTTTCAGTGCATTGAAAAACAAAACTACCTTCGATGTCGCTACCATTTTGAATGTTATCCGCCACAAGCTTGAATTTTGCAGCTCCAATTTTGTAAGTGCTAGCAGAATCAAACGTACCAATATAAGCGCTTCTCAAATCAATGGCAGCACGCTCTACTTGCTCGGTAGGTTTTTTGTCATCTTCTTCAAAGGTGATAGTAAGTCGATTGCCAACTGGAAACAATGGACGAACTCCCGTTGTCGGCCATGTTGCGGGCCAGTAAATGTCTCTGCCTTCAGTGACATTGATTCCCAATGAATCTTGCTTCAGGCGTCCCTCATCGTCTCTATCCTCTACTTGCGCTCTCAAAGGCACCACGTCATAAAGCCCCAGTGAAGAGCTTGTCGTTGGTGAGAATGCCTGGCTATAACCCTCGGTTCTATTCTGGCCATTATTGATGACGGAACAAATTAAATCATTGCCAGTGGTGTAAACCGGATCATCCTCTACCAAAGCATCAGTGGGAAACTTTTTGTCTTTAAAGAAAATCCTGCCTTCTTCTTCGTTGGCGTAAAGAAAATAGCGCTGTGAAGCCAGATCTCGAAGAGGCGTCTGCCCAAATGCAGTACGTCCATAGCCAAAACTTTGAATGGGGCCAGCTCCTATGACTGCCAGCATTTGCATGTATTGGCTGGTGCCAAAACTATGCACTGCAGACCAGACAAGAGACGTGTTGACGCGTAAGCCTCCTGCTGTTTTATTTTCGTCAATGTTGGTATAAATGAGATTGATTGGCTCTCCATAGCGGGCTACTTCTTGAAATGAGTTAAAGCCATATCGTGGAGCAAAAAATTGATTGCGGGACTGCCGTCCCATTCTTTGATCCGGGGCTTGCGGTTTGGGAGCAAGTAGCGCTGCGCCAACTTGCGCCAATGTTCCAACAATAGAAAGCACCAGCGCAATGGTACTAACCGGTTCGTTTCTAATGTCGAGGATAGTACCCTGTTTGGGATCTCGATAATTTAATCGTGCCAAATAAAATTGCCAGTATTCTTCTTCTGAAATTTGCAGAGCTTCAATCAGGGCTTTTTCGTAAGGAAGAAGCTTGCGCATTGTTATCTCGGCCTGAACCAATGAGCGCATGATAATACGCTTTCGTTGCATTCAATGCTAACGCTTCTTCCTCCAGGAGCTATGCAGAAAATGCGTCCGTTTGCTGCAGTAGCAAGCGCCGCTTTGTCAATAAACATTCCCACGTCACCATCTTGCGGCGAATCAACGGAAAAACAATTTTGTTTTAGCCATCGCGCCAGCAGCCGCCAAGAAAAACTTTTCTCGTCATATTGTTCATATGCCCACGCAAAAGACGGGCCGTAATCTTTTAGCCCTAGTCTTCGTCGAATTGCGCAACAAAGTTGAAAGCAATCTGACTTGCCATTGTTATCATCAGGGCTCGCTCCCCATTCATACTGCAAGCCAATTAAATCATTCATCGCAAGTTCACTTCTGCAGTCAATGGCAAAATTCCCACATTCTTAGACGTAAATGTACGACGAGGGAAGCTTGCTCCTACGCTATCCATTGCCGAACGGAAACGAAGTTCAACAGTGGTATCGTCAAACGAAGCCCCTATGCCCACATAAAACTCTTCATACTGCGCCGTTGCGGAAGCAAGACTATACGATGCGTAATCAGCGATATTGCCCGTGCTTGCCATCCACACTGTTTTAAGAGAGAGCTGGCTAAGCCTGTTGCCATTTCCCTCTTCTACCATGGCAATAGTGAATTCACTATGTGGGAATAACAGACGCAAGATTTCATTGTCACCATTTAATGCCGCCAATGCTCCTTCCGCTCGAAAAGGGGCGAAACGATACAGTGGCGAAGCCGTGCCTGGCACTGCTACTGCAGCAAAATCTTTGCCAAAGAAATAATTTTGATAGTAATGACTTCGCCCATTTGCAGTTTGAATAAAGGCAAAATTAGCAATATGAACAGTAGTAGTAGTCATCGTCAAACGCCAGAATAATCAAGTTCGCCAATCAGTCGCACTGTAACAGTGCTACGTCCGTCAAACACGCTTTCCACTTGAGGAGGCTCAGCATATTCCCAGAGAATATTTATGGGAGTTTGCACAACGCCTTTTAGCGTTGTGCTCATGCCAGAGAACACATCGTCGGGAAGCGTGAAGCGAGAATAGCTGCCAAACTGACCGTAGTAGTGGTCAAGAATGGCTTTCGTATTAGCGTCGGAAATATTTTCAAATTGAAGATCAATGGAATGACCAAATGAGCGATTGCCAAACACTCTTTTAACAGTTGCTCCCGAAAGTCCACGATAAGCTTTCGTGGGAAATTGCCCTGGAGAATACGATCGTCCAGTTGGTCTAATGGAAGGAAATATTGCCATTAGCGGATACCAATACTAGAGCGAGTGGAAGGGCTTTGCTTGATCTTATCGAGCGTCATTGACATACCTCGTTGAGCACCGCCTGCAATGGAAGCGCGACGAGTTTCTGCCATTGCCTGCTCTAATTGTTCCCTGCTAACGTATTCTACGCCATTAATCTTAGTCGTTTCAAACTTCATGCTCAGGGAAGGCGCCTGAGGCATGCCTGGGGCGCCATTGCCCATGAGGTCACGAGCAGAACGTCCACCAAGCTGCACGGGAATGGAACGACCGTCTGGGAGGGGAACAATAGCTTCGTTGTACTTGCCTTCCCCTACGAGGCCAAGGGTTGGGCCGCTGACAGTTCCTCCATTAGCAAAAGCACGGAAACCGCCAAAAGCGACGCCGCCATTTGCAAACTGCATTCCGGCAGGCATTTGAGCAATCGGAATGTCGGTGCCTTGTACGATGCTGCTGGCACCACCCCCTCCGCCGAATAAACCTCCAAAGTTGCCCAGCAAGCTGCCAGCCATGGAAGCAATCATGCCAATGCCGCCAAGCACATTAGACGTGCCTCCTTCCTTGATCTGATTAATGCCAGCCACAATGCCCATGACAGCGCCGGCAGCCATGCCGAGCCCGCCAACTGCCTGTCCAAGACTTTCGTGCCATTTCTTGCCAGCAGCTCCTTCTTTTCCTAATTCCGTGCCGGCCGTACCAAGAGCATTTGCACTTTCAAACACTGAAGTGTCCACCTTGCTTAGTTGCTCGGAATAAGCATTGGCACTTTCGGAGATTGAAGCAGATAGTTCTTCACTATTAATTCCAATGGAAGACAAGAATCCCGTGTCTCCAGCAGGGAAAGGAAGATTCTGAAGCATGCCTCCTGTTTGTCCATTGAAGGGAAGCGTTTGAAGAGCAGCAGTGCCAGTTAAGAATCCTCCCGAAGTGCCGGCCGCTGTCATTTGATTAGGGACGGCAGGAGCCGCAGGCACCCCAGACGAGACTGGCGATTTTCCAGCGGCAATGCCAGTGTTCGTCTCAATATTCTGAAGATGCACTTTATGAGCTTGCAGCTCCGCAAGTTGCGCCTCCATTGAAGCAATAGTTTTTTCTCTTTGTTCTTTTTCGTTGGGCACGCCAAACATCTTGCCAAGCGTATTTTTCATGGACTCTTCAACAGGCTTCATTGCCATGTCAAATACCATGGTCAAGAATTGATCTGCAAGCGCTTGCTGAGCTTTCTTCAGTGCTTCCACCGAATCTTCGCCCATTGCGATTTCCTTGAACAAGCTCTTGTAGGTGTCAGTTACTCCCGTTACGGCATCGTTAATGCGCCCAGACACTTCTTCCATCGCCTTGAGAGCGTCCGCTTGCTTCATGGTCGCAATGGCACTTTCAAGAGAAGCAATGTTATATTCACGCTGTTGTTTTGCGGCATTTGCCAGTCCCTCTTCAAGCGCCGCAATGCTACCAGTAAGCCTTGTGACATTTGCTTGTTGATCAACGGAAAGTTTTGTTCCGCCTGCGACGGCATCGTTGTACACTTTTAATTCGGCTTTTGCCCCACTCAGGCTGTCTTTCATTACATTGACAGCCATGGCGGCTTCCTCCATAGCCGCAGCACGCTTTTCTTCATAATCAATATATTCTTGAGGCATGCCCTGCATCAGTAGATTATGTCGCATTTGCTGAAGGCTTAAATCAAGCTTTTGCTTTTCTACCGGGAAAATGTTATCAATATTCGCCTTGATGGTAGAAGCCGTTTGCACGTAAGCGATCTTCAGCGCATTTTGAATCTCCAATTGTTGCAATGCGGTTTGCGCGGACGCCTTGGCTTGCTCTTTTATTAAATCGAAGCTTTCCTTTTGGGCCTTTGTGTCCATAGAGAAAGAAGCAGACGATTGCTTTATACCAGCGCTAGGACGCACAAAATATCCACCTTGCTTGAAATAATCAAGATCCGGATAATTGCCGGCCCTTAAGCCTCTGCTTCTGCTTTGATGGAATACATTTTGTCCGCCAGTATAAACGCCAACGTGAGGCGTATCTCCCGGCTTGCCAGTCGCAACAATATCGCCAGGAGCAAGCTTGGACCAATCTTTCATTGTTGTACCAGCATTGCGCACTGTATCTGCCCATGCCGTTACTCCCGGAAGGGAAATTCCCAAACTCTTGTAAAAAGCTTTCACTGATTCAGAGCACATATTTGCAATGCCGGTAAACTTACTGGCAGCGGCAGTTGCGCTTGAAAGCTGTGCTGGAGTAAAGCCTCCAATAATCGGACCGCTGCTTATTCCTCCGCCGCCTCCAGCAGCTTGCGCGCTACGTCGCGCGGTGACTACATTTAACTGAGCTTCGTCTACCTTTTGCCGCGCTTTTCTGATTGCATCTATGGCGTTAAGCTGAACTTTTTTAAGATCTTGTGCAAATTTCAACTGCCGCGCATGTCTATCATTAAGGCCAGACAGCTCGTAGTTATTGAGTTCGTCAATTAATTGCTTTTCATGCTCAAACTGGGTGTCGCTTAACCCCATTCTGTAATCAAAGCCAATTTTGTCCATATCATTTTGAAGGCCAGCAAGTTCAATACGGCGCTGCTGTTCTTGTTTTGCCGCTTGCTCTGCATCTTGCTGGGCTTTTTTAAGAGCCTTTTCGTCTGGGGCTTCCGTTTCTGGCTTCGTAGATGGAGGAGTTGGAACGTTAAGGCCAATTCGCTTTTCATTTGACTTGGCGCGAATCAAATCTTGTTCTTGTTGACGAAGTGTATCCTTAAGAATCTTCCTTTGAGCATTTGCTTGTTGAACTAAAGCAGTTGTTGCACCAGGTGCATATTCTCCTCCCCTCGGCACTTGAATTCCTCCAAGTTCCAGCACGCGCTGCTGTCCAGTAGTTAAACGAATGGTTTTGCTTGCGTCGGCAGTTTTTCTTAATGTTTCGAGTAATTGAACAGCAGTTTCAACATCTTGTTGGCGAACTTTGGTCACACCAATTTGCATTTGCACCATTGCAGTGCCGCCTTGAGTTGCCGCATCTTTAGTTGCCTGTAAAGAGTCTTTAGCTGCTTGCTGGGCTTCATTTGCGCGATCTCGCATGGTAGCAAACGCACTTGCAACAAGCACAATGCCAGCAACAACGGCTCCGATAATAGTTGACGCCGTAAATACTTGCAAGGCCCTCGTGAGTCCTATGGTCTTAATTTGCGCCCCAGTAGCAGCTACTCCGAGGGCGTTAAAAGCACCAGCCAAGGCCTTGGCTCCAACAGTGGCTTGACTAAATCCAAGGATTGTTGAAATAGCGCGATATGCCAACAATGCGCCCATCGTACCCATTGCAACCAAACGCATCGTTTGGAAAGCCGTATACAATCCAATAACGGTTGAAATAACCGATGTCATATTTGTGCCCAGCGCTCGAAGAATAGGGCCAAAAATATTTCCAATAGCATTGGCAACATTCATCACAAAAGTACCAGCTTTCGCAAGTTCTTGCGTGAATAATTGAATGTCTTGCGCTTGCTTAGCAATCGCAGGATCCTTGGCGGCTTGTTGCAGCACTTGATACCTAGCCGCAAGCGCAGCCACATTTTGCTCTGCAGCTTTAATTTCCGATGCGTCAGCTCCTCCAATTTTCAAATCAGCGACATCCTGCTGCGCTTGCTTGAGCTGCGCAAATGTGCGCTCAATCTCGCCAGTGGCAATTTGAGCAGACATTGACAATTGCTTCAGCGATCCACCAAGAGGGCCAAGAATTGCTTGCGCCGCAGCGTTTGCCAATGGCGCGAAGCTTTCAAGAGTGCGCTGAAAATCGCCTTGGACAGTATTCAGCAAACCTTGCAATGACTTTCCTGCTGCTTGCGCTCCAGTGCCAAAGCGATTCATTAGTTCGTCAGCTACTTTCGCAAATGTATCCCTGAACTTGCTGCCAACAAACTCTCCATCTTCCATCGCCTTGCTGAATTCCTTGACGGACATGCCAGCAGCTTTTGCAAAGATTGCAAGAGCCCCAGGCAGCACATCGCCCAATTGCCCCTTAAGCTCTTCACTCATGATTTGGCCTTTGCTTGCCATTTGCCCAAAGGCATAGATGACACGCTCAGCTTTATCAGGCGTCAGTTGCAATGCAGCAGTAGCTGCGCTGATGCCCGTGAATAGCTTTTCAATGGACCCCGAATCAAAGCCCGTAGGAGCCATGGAAGCATAAAGCCTCGTAAAGCCAGTTCGAGTGGTTTCAAGATTTAAGCCAAATGCCCGTTGAACATTGTCAACGTACAAAAGCTCCTTCGCAAATGTGCCTGTATCTTGTGTGGCAGTCTGCAGCGCATTGTTATATTGCTGCTGGCTTTTTGCTGCATTAAGAATTTGCCCCGGCAAGCTTTGCACAAAAGCAAGCGCTTTATACGCAGTGCCAAACAGCAAGACTTGCTTAATAGCAAAGCCAAATTCGCTGCCGATTTCCCGTAATCCACCAATCAATGGCAATTGGCTTGCCCGAAAGTTGTCTACACTCTTTTTCGCAATATCAGTGGCAAGGCCAAATTTCAAGGCGTTTTGAGCTGCTTTTACAAAAGCAGCTTCTTCAGGGCCGCCTCCAGATGGGCCAAGTGGGATCTCTTGTCCAACCATTTTAGGCTTAGCCGTACCTCTCGCCATTCTTCCTGCACTACCGGGAATTCTTCTGGTTGTAGAAGCAAAGGCGGGCGCCATATAAAAAGGTCGCGCCTCTAATGGAGCAGGACGGTTGTATCCTCCACTTACAGCATTGAACCGCGTTTGTCCTGGTTGGGTAGTTTCGCCTGCAGAAGGTAATGCCAAGCGTGGGGAGCCAGTGATGGGACTTGTTGGAGGAAGAACGCTCCTTTGCCCTGTATAGTCAACAACTTTTACTGGAATTATCGCTTGAGCTTCTGCGCTACGCAAAGCTCCTACTACCTTTGTAATGAGAGAGCTAACTGCATCTCCAATTTTTGCTTTTACTGCTCTACTCTCAGCATCTTGCAATGCTTGAGCTAAGTAGGCGAACGCTCCCATTGCGTCTTTGATTCCCATGGTCGTCTGAGTCACATCCACTTCAATGACGGTAAATGTGCGCCTTAGGAAGTCTTCGATATTTTTTTGCAAAGCAGCATAAATACGCTTAGTATCCACTAATACGCCAGCCTCGTCGCCCGCCTGCTGTCTAATAAGTTGCTGAACAATGGCTTCTGTGCCTTGAGTAATAGAAGTTTTTTGCGTAACGCTAGGCAGTAGTCCGGCCACCCGAGGAAGTGATGGCTGTATCTTTGGCGCCTGTGCCTCGCGCATCTGAGAGACTTCTTTCTTTATCTGCTCTTCGCTCATGAAGGAACGGAAAAAGGCGCGAGCAAAAGTGTCAAGCACTTTATTAAGCCCGCTCCTATCAGGATTGCGCATTACAGCCTGAGGATCGAGATATTTCGTGATCATCTCGATAGAAGCTTCTGTGACAATCCTCTCGATCAAATTTTGAGTGTTCCTGAACTTACCAACGCCAGCCACTCCTAATTGTTTTCCAATGTCTTTGAGTTCCCCAATATCTCGTCCTTGAAGAGACTGCCTAAGACTTTCTCTGCGAGCGGGTTCAGTAACGCCTCCTCCCATGCGCTCAGCGCCCATTTGCTGAATGCGCTCCAATCCGGCTAATACTTCTTTTTCAATCTGCGCTTTTGTTTTGCCTCCTCCAATGGTTTCTAGTTCCGCGTTAATTTTTACAGTAATTCCAGACAGTTTGCTTTCTACTGCTTTTTTAAAAGCCTTGACATCAGCACTTAAAATTGATGGCTTAATGCTTGTCTTTGCAAGCAATGGTTTCTGTCGATTAATGTTTTTCTGAAGAGCCTTAAGCAGGTCTTCAGCTTTAGGCACATCCAGCTTCGTTGGAATTTCTAACGCGCCAATTTTGCTCAGCTTGTTTTTTACTGCTTTTTTGAAAACAGCAATATCCTCATTCGTAATCGAAGGCTTGACGCTAGTTTCAATACGCAGCTTGCCACCGCCTTGCTTGATTTGCTGGTTTTGAGCAAGCCTTTCTTTGATTGAAGCAACAACTTTATCGGCATCCTTGCCAGTGGCGCCATTTTTAATGCTTACGGGAATTTCAACTTTTTTTGTTTTACTTAATGCCTCAAGTCGTCCTTGAATACGCTCAAGTTGATCTTTTGTTAATCCTCCCAGAAGATTAAGCTCAATATTGATTTTCTTTTTTCCTAATGCGCGTTCTAAATTGCGCAGCTCTTTAGTAATAACAGAACGATCAAATTTGACATTGATGGGCATGCTGTAGCCCGCTGCCACCTGCCCAAGCCCTGCTAATTGCTGCCTAAAAAATCCCAGGTCAAGACTTACCCTCAGCTTCAATTCGGCGTCTTGAGCCATCTGTCTTTACGTCTACATTCCCTTCATTCTATAATCATTGCTCTTGATTGCGCCCAGCAAAAGCCTTCATCTCATCAGCAAGTAATGCAATCACGCGCCCGTCCATTCTTCTCGTCTTCATTAAACGCTGCAGAACAATCAAGCTTGCATCCGTCACGCCATCCTCTTTCTTGAGCTGCTTGGTATCAAACGGTAAGAAATCTTCAGGCTTCACTTTGCTCTTTCTTCCCGCCATCATTCCTGCCGCCATTGTGCCAAGCTTGGCTACGGCAACACTCGCAACATTGTATTTTGCAATGTCATGACGATCAAGATATTTCAGCGCACGCTTAACGTCATCAAGCGTTTGGAGGCCAAAATTTTTGGCGCTCCATCGCTCGTCTTTGAAATCAGAAGCCGAGAGCCTGAAATAGATTTCGTTCCAATCCGTCAGGCTCTTAAGTTGCTTCCTAGCTTGCGCTTCAAGCCTTTCTGCTACTGAGGGCCATTCCTCTTCGCTGCCTTTTTTGCTTCTACAGCCTCCTGCGTCTCAGCATTTTGCTCCTCAGCAATAAATTCAACCACTTTTGCAATGGCTTTACGCGGAAGATTCTTGGTGTCTTCAATCTCCCAATCGCCAAGGTCCTGCCATTCGCCATCAATGAGACCCTGCCCACGAGAACGGATGAAGGCAGTGACCATGCGGGCATTAGTGGCTTCCACCGACGATCCGCTGGTAATCATGCTCAGCGTCTCCTCTGTGAACTCAGACAGCAGCTCAGCTTCTGAAATGGAGCCACCGCCCTGCAGCAGCGCAAAGGCCTCATCTAGGGGAATCTCACGCGAGGCAGCAATGCGCTTTGCGAGCTGAACGGCACGAATGGTAGCTTGACTTTGCAGCTTGCTGATCTCCTCCTGCTCAATGGATTCAGCAACAAGCCAACTGCCATATTTCTTCAGGCGGATTTCGGGCAGCAGCTCGAAATAGCCTTCAGTCTTGGTTTGAACTAGGAAGCTGTATTTGCTCATGATCGAGAATGTTTAACAATGCGTTGAACACCTTCACTCGCTCGTGAGAAGAGCGAAATTCTGGTGGCACTTCAATCAGCATTGAATGATTTTCGTTGCTTATTCTAATGGTCGTTTCCCTACAAGAAACAAGACAAAGAATGCCCACTTCTAAGGCAGCACCGTTAATTAAGCAATTAATGGCATGCACTGTATTGTCAGCGCTCCATAGATAGTCGATTTTCATCGTCCCATTGCAGAACGAATGCGTTGTAAAAGCTGCTGCTTGATAGCGCTTTGCTCAAACCGGCTTGGAATGGCAACATCTTGAGTCCATGGCCTGGCAAACGGCACGTTCGTTCCTCTCAATGCGTCGTGTACGTATCGAGCATAAGGCTCCCCGCTGCTATTGGTGGCATCCCAATTCCAAGTGGCATCAGCGCCAGATGACGATAAAGACACATCAAAACTGTCTCTCCCGCTCTTGTAAAGATCGCCAAGATCATAGATATCACGAACGCCTGCATTAACAAAGTCTCCATTCTTCCTTTTTGTATCCCTGCCGTAATCCCATTTCTCCTCAAAGAATTGATCACGAAAGTGATCGTTCACGTCAAAGCGTGTCCAGATTTCAAAGGCCTTGGCCAACTTTGCTTCTAAAAGCTTGGCATTAATGACTGTTCCGCCAGTGATAATTGCCGACATTAGCCTGCTGGATACAATTGTTTAACAATGCGATCGGGAATGATAAATTTGCATTGCTCATAAGCAATGTCATCGCCAGGAAAATATGACGGAGTGCAATCGGGAAATCTCCTAACCATTCTTTCCATCGCCTCATTTAACGTGGCGCTGCTCGGCGTGAATTGAGCAAGCCTCACTTCCCACAATTGATTAACTTGCACCATTCCCACCATGGCACGAGGCAGTCGATTGGGGAATTCTCGCATGGTCACTTCTAGCCCTTTCACTTTCCATTCCTTTGGCACGCTTTGCCTGCCCACTACATACACAGCAGGAAGCGTTGAATTATTTGGCAATGTATAAGTGCCAATAAGATTAGGCGATGCAGAAAGCAGCTCAGTAACTGTCTCGCGCAGTTGTGAAATGTTCATTAAAAAGCCTGTTCCCGTAGGAACAGGCTAGCGAAGATTCAATAAAAGAATCAGGAATTAGGAGCGGTGGGGATGATGCTGCCAGTTTCGGAAGCATTCTGGTGGATGCCAATGCGACCACGGCTAGTCAGATCAAACGTCACTTCCACGAGGTTGTCAGCAGGATAGCTCTCGTTGTAGTTCATCACGCAAGCAACAAATGCCACGCGATCGTAGTAGTAAGTGTTGCCCGAAGCGCCAAGCTGCTTGTTGATTTCCACGTACACTTCGTGGTTCTTGTCGTAACGGCTAGCGCTTACCACTTGGAAAGCTTCGTCAAAGCTGTTCGGCAGGAACACGGTGCCGTCAACATCCTTCTGGAAGTAGGAAGTGATCGAGGCGGTAGCTTGGCTGGTAGTGATCACGCTATCAGCAAAACCGCCGCCACCCAGCAGGTAGAATTCCTGGTTGCCATCGTTGAAGGCAACAGAAGCAGTGGTAGCCGCTTGCAGAGTGTAGAGAGTAGGAGCGCCGCTAACAGTAAAAGTAGCGCCGCTTTGAGTGATAACAGGACGAGAAGTACCGCCAATGGAGCCCACGCGGACAATCACGTCCTGGCTCTTCACTAGCTCAGTGGGATGGTAGAGCATGAGAAATTCCTCAATGGAAGAAGAGAATTAAGCGTTGTCCACGCTTCCTTTGCCAATCAGTCTAAAAATTCCCCTGACTGGCGTGCCTAAGAATTGCCAATAGTGAATAGCAATTTGTTCATTTGGCAATAGCTCAAACCTTCCTTCTCTTCCATTGATCGTTGCCCTGGCGGAATCTCCAACGGTTACACCAGACAAAGTAAGAGGACTGGTCATCCTGCCTTCCATGTAGACGGCAGTTAGATCAGCCCCCAGCAGTTGGTCGTATCGTGGATTTTGCTTTTGCTTGAGTGTGGCGTAAAACGTCACGCCAGAAGAAACTGGTACATAATTGCCAGTTTCACTATCGAGAGCGTAGCCCGAAGCCACATTAAACACCAAAGTGGCATTTGCAAGTGGCTCCAGAAAATTGCTCACACCACAAACCCAACAGAAGAAAGAGGAAGATTGTTGGTCAT